TTTCCATGTGGGCTACGAAGGTGCTCTGGGTGAGAGTGCATCCTACTACGTCCAAGGCGGTGCTACGCTGGTCTCCCCTGATGGTGGTGAGTCCGATACCGTCCCTTCAGGTAAGGCAGGTCTTGGCGTCGCCGTGACTGATGCTCTCGGTGCTTATGGTGAAGTGTCCTTCGTGGGCAGTGGTGATGATGATATCGATCGTGGATATGGTGCTAAGGTGGGTCTGAAGTATTCCTTCTGATATATAACTTAGACGGAATCTGATGCTCCGCTGAGGGTCCTTCGGGACCCTTTTTTATTCTCATTAACTGATCATCATGGCAAACAAACCAGGCAGCACTGCTATCTACACTCGTAATGGGTGTCCTTTTTGTACAAAAATCAAAGAAGTATATCGAATGAAGGGTTACGCCTTTTCAGAATTCACTTTAGGTGTTAACTTTACAAGGGAGCAATTCTATAAAGAGTTTGGTCCTGGTGCTACATTCCCACAGGTCCTTATCAATGGACAAAAGATGGGTGGTTGCACTGAAACTGTCAAATACCTGAGGGAAAACAACCTACTGTGAAGAAAGACCCAAGTGAAATCTATCAACTGGTTGAGCGAGCACATGATGAGGCAATGCTCAATCAGAGATTCCTATTCAAAATGTATAACTATCTGAAGGCAGGTAAGTGGACACGACGTGAAACAAATGAATTCATTGAGTCATCCACTGCTGCACAACTCAGCAACACAGTTGAAGAGTTGAATGGATATATCAAGGGCGGTGACAAGACACTTAAAGAAGCGTATGGTCACATCCCTAAACCAAAAGCACGAAAGATTCGTGACTATCTCTACAGCATCTTGGAGGACTCCTGGAAGTATCATGCAGAAAGGAAACCTGGAAGGCGCAAGAAGACCGCTAAATAGTATTCAACAAGACATATAGGAGGCACCATGGCTGATCTTTCGTTTCTTTACATTGCCTTCTTCCTTACAATCGGATCCTTCATCTTGGGATTCGTGGCGTCTTGGAATCTGAAGTCTACTTATGATGAATGGAAGGAGAGAGCAGAGTATGCTGCTGTTGTTATGCACCCTGAGATGATGGGTGAAGATGGCATGGCAGACCCTGCAGATCTACTCTACTTGCGTTTCTCGGACGAAGATGATATGCTTGATGACGATGAGTGAATGTCCAATTACTATCTAAACAATGAAACTGATGATTTCTGAAGTGCTTCAGAAAGCACATAATGCTAAAACTAAAGCAGCAAAGGTTAAGATCCTGCAAGAAAACAACACCCAGACACTGAGGTCTCTCTTCATCATCAACTTTGATGAAACTGTGGTCCCTCGTGTACCTCTGGGTGAAGATGTCCCTTACCGTGCCAACGAAGCACCTAAGGGCACCGAGCATACCCTGCTCGAAAAAGAGGGTAAGAAACTCTACCGCTTCTTCAAAGGAGGAGATGATACTCTCCCCAACATGAAGATCGAAAGCATGTTTATTCAGATGCTTGAAGGACTGCATGAGAGTGAGGCAGAAGTCCTCATCAAAGCAGTTAACAAGAGTCTGCACAAGAAATATCGTATCACTCAAGCTGTGGTGAAGGAAGCCTTTCCCAGCATCGAGTGGGGCGGTCGCTCTTGAGCAAGATCAAAGTACTTCAACACGACTGTGCAGCAGAAGCAGCAGAGGACAGGACGTTACCCTACACTGCCTACATTGTCTGCTATCTGATTGACGGGGTAGAGCACTACGATATCGTTAGTAGCTCTAAGAATGTTGACATCTTTGATCATTATTGGGACCGTTATAAACATGATCTAAAGTGGTATAAACAGACAGAGGGTAGAGCAAATCCTAAACTATGGCAAGATCCAAATCAAAAGCAACAGAAAGGCAAAAAATGACTAAAGATCAAGTATACTTTGATCCCCGACGTGCTGCTGACCAGCAAGTTGAAGACATTAAAGCTGTCATTGATGAGGCAGTTAAGGAGCAGGAAGAGAAAGAGGAAGCACAGGCAAACATTGAGAGGGGACAGAAGATTGTGGCAGCATTAGGCACTCTCTTTATCTCCCCTCTCGTCCTTATGTTTGTTTGGAATCTGTTTATTCCTGGACTGTTTGGACTTCCCGTGCTAGGTTATTGGACAAGCATGGGACTAATTGTAATCTCTCGCGTGCTTTTCCCTAAGAATGACTAAATTTTATTCTGATCCTATCGAGCATACTTCTAAGGTGTGTTTGGTATCTGTGACCCCTGATGCTGAGAAGCACATGGGATATGTTGCTCGTGTAAGCAACCCAAAGAATCAGAGCAACCCTGAGGTTGCTGGACTACTGAAGTATTGTATCAAGCATGGACACTGGTCTGTATTTGAGCAAGCATTCATGACACTTGAAATCAATACTACCAGAGGACTGGCAGCTCAAATACTGAGGCACCGTAGTTTTACCTATCAAGAGTTCTCACAACGCTATGCAGATACTAATCTGCTTGCTGAGCAAATTGATGTGCCTGACCTGCGTCTGCAAGACACAAAGAATCGTCAGAATAGTATTGACGGTGTGCCTGCAGAGCAAAAAGCATTTCTCCAAGGTCGCATCCATCAATACTTTATTGAAGGGATGGATCTCTACAATGAATTGCTGCGTGAAGGAATTGCAAAGGAGTGCGCTCGCTTTGTGCTTCCCCTCGCTGCACCCACTCGTATTTTTATGACGGGATCTGTGCGTTCATGGGTACATTATATTGATCTGAGGTCTGGTCACGGCACTCAGAAAGAGCACATGGACATCGCTAACCTGTGTAAGGAGCACTTCATTTGTCAGTTTCCTACCGTTGCTAAGGCATTGGAGTGGGAGTGTCAGTCAGATGATTGTGGATGTGAGAAGGAATGCTATGATCAACCCGCTATCCTCATAGAATAATGCCTACATACAATGTAAAGAATCTTAAGACTGGAGAGACAAAAGAATTCCGCATGACAATGAAGGAGTATTGTCAGTGGAAGGAAGATAATCCCGACTGGGATAAAGATTGGTCCGCAGGAATTGCAGGCACCACCTATGGTGAGCCAAAGCAATCCGATGGATTCAAAGAGGTCATGCAGAAGATGCAAGCGCAGCATCCCAGAGCAAACCTGTCACGTTACACCTAAACCAACACTCTATGCCAACATCTGTAAAGTCCAAGACCCGTCGTCGCTCCATGAAATTGGAGACACTCACAGCAAAGCAAATGAGAAGAAAGAAACCCATCAATCTGGAGCACCTAAAGGATATCAATCCGCTCACTGACAATCAGGAAACCATCTTCAACTCCTACGCTGAAGGTAAGAATCTTGTATTGCATGGTGCTGCTGGCACAGGTAAGACATTCATCAGTCTTTATCTTGCACTCAGGGAAGTCTTGGATCCAGAGTCTCCATACGAAAAGGTATACATGGTCCGCTCACTGGTCCCTACCAGAGAGATTGGATTCCTACCAGGAGATCATGAGGATAAGAGTAACCTTTACCAGATTCCTTATAAGAATATGGTGAAGTATATGTTTGAGATGCCTGATGACAATGCCTTCGAGGCATTGTATGATAACCTTAGAGCACAGGAGACTGTCTCTTTCTGGTCCACATCATTCATTCGTGGCGTAACACTTGACAAGTGTATTATAATTGTAGATGAGTTTAGTAACCTTAACTTCCACGAGCTTGATTCTATCATTACTCGTGTTGGTGAAGATTCTAAGATCATTTTCTCTGGTGACTACACCCAGTCTGATCTAGTGAAGAGCAACGAGCGCAACGGTGTGCTTGACTTCATGAAGATCCTACAGTCCATGCCTTCATTTGATTGTGTTGAGTTTGGTATTGAAGACATCGTTAGATCTGGTTTGGTTAAAGAGTATCTCGTATCTAAAATTAACATGGGAATGTGAATGACTTTTAATTATGTGGGTCCTGCTGCTCCTCTCAAAGAGTTGGAGAGTAGGACCCTTCCTCACGGAAGATTCTATAAGACCGATGGTGGTTGGATGCCTAGCGTTACAACTGTCGTCGGTCATAATACTAAGGATGGCATCCTTGCATGGGAGAAGCGGGTAGGTTATACTGAAGCAGAGCGAGTCCGCCGTGCTGCATCGTGGCGTGGCACTCAATACCATACCATCGTGGAGCACTACCTAAACAATGAATTGGAAAAAGTTAAAGAGAGCAAGGGTCTTCCCCAGTACCTTTTCAGGGCTGCTCGTGAGACTCTTGATCGTATTTCTAACATTCACTGTATTGAAGCCCCTCTTCATAGTCTTAAGTTGGGGATTGCTGGTCGCGTTGATTGCATTGCTGAGTTTGATAACTCTCTAGCGATCATTGACTTTAAGACTACAACCAGACTCAAGACTGACGCACTTCTTGAGAAATACTTTGTCCAAGAAGCAGCGTATGCCTACATGTATTACGAAATGACTGGCGTAGAAGTAGACAAACTTGTCACTCTATCAGTATCAGAGAAAGGCGACATCCAAGTCGTCGAAAAGTATGATAAGATACCCTATATGGATACACTCATCAAGTGGATCCAAGAATACCGCTACTATGTGGAGGGTATTAAATGAAAGAGATTGAAGAAAAGTTTATGACGCAAGGTAAGTTTACCTCCCTCGTTGAGTCACGAGTTAAAGACAGTCAAGGTCTTATCAACTACATAGAAGCAGTCACATCGATCTGCGAAGAGTTTGAGATTGAAGTTGAAACTGTCAGTAAACTGATCTCCAAACCACTCAAGGATAAGATCAAGTGGGACGCACAACAACTTAATTACATTAAACGGACGAGCAGAGGAATCCTGCCACTATGACTAACGAATTTTTTAAGAGCGACGTAGTAAGAGACGAGATAGAGGAGATTCAAGAAACATATACAGACTTGCTGAAGATGTCAGCAGGTCTGGAAGACTTTGATCCTCAGCAACGTCTGGAGCATGTTGAGAAGACATTGGAATTGATTGCCAAGCAGAAGGTATTTTACTCTCGCTTGGCATTGGCATCTCATGGTGTCAATCCTGATGATCCTGAGGATCAAGACGCTAAGTTTGTCAAGGATCGTATTGATCTCTTGTCTCAGCAGTACTCTGGTGGGATGAATCTAATGATGATTCTTCAGACTATGGAGGATAAACTGATGGGTTGGAGAAAGGAGTTGAAAGATGCCAAATCCTGATGCACTATGGGAGGACATGCAGAAACTCGATGACCTCTACGAGGAGTTGATGTGGGACCCTGACGACGAGTTACAATTCACTCACGATGGTGAGAAGGTCCTGATCATAAACCGCACACAGGCGGTTGACAAACGCTAAATACTATGCCACTATAATACGGTGGCAAATACAAAACACACAACCACAACGGAGAAACACATGTCTTTTGCAAGTCTCAAGAAGAAGTCTGGGTCCTTTGATAAACTGACTCAGCAGATTGAGAAGATGTCCAAACCACAGGGCGCTGGTCCCGACGAGCGACTCTGGAAACCTGGGGTGGACAAGAGCGGTAACGGTTATGCCGTGATCCGTTTCCTTCCTGAGCCCGAAGGTGAGGACCTTCCCTGGGCACAGGTGTGGAGCCACGCTTTCCAAGGTCCTGGCGGATGGTATATTGAAAACTCCCTCACCACTCTGGGTCAGAAAGATCCTGTCGGTGAGTTGAATCGCACTCTTTGGAATAGCGGTCTTGATTCTGACAAAGAGATTGCTCGTAAGCAGAAGCGTAAGCTTTCTTACTACAGCAACATCTATGTCGTCAAGGATCAACTGAATCCTCAGAATGAAGGAAAGGTCTTCCTCTACAAGTAT